CCCATACGTGCCTACGTGCTTTGCGTTTACCATTGTCGTTAAACACACTCCAGTATGTTGAGCCTAATTCCATTATAAAGCCTTTAATAAGTTGTACCTTTTTTTGTTTACTATTGATATGTGATACTTTTCTTTTACTTCTTTACTTAGGTTGTCAGCTAAATACTTACCATATTCAGGTTCGTTAATTAGCTTTCTCATAGCCTTGTACCAATCTTTATGGTTTTTATTTTTATCAATCGCAATGCAATTTACACCATTTTTTATTAAGTCGGTATATGGTTTAATATCAGATACTATACAGGCTTTATCCATAAAACCCGCTTCAATCATTTTTAACTCTGACTTGCAGTTGTTAAAGGTGTTATCATTTAGCGGAACAATACAGGCTTCAAGGTGGTTATACCCTAAAGCATAGTTATAAACATCGGTAGCATAAACCCTCTCGTAGTCTTTGCCCCTACCTCTATCCGTAAATATTTGTTCAAATCTTCCGTACTCCGGGCTTTCATCATTATAACCAAATAACTTAACGGTAAACCTACCCTGTAAGTCTTTGTCAGCGTGTAGCTGCTTAAACCCATCAGCCATTAATACAACGTCTTCCCAATGGCATACGCCACCCATATAACCTATGCGGTATTTATCCCCAGGTACATAGTTAGGTTGGAACTGCGGGTATATCTCGGGATAGATAGCGTTAGGTAATACCTCTACATTATCGTTTAGCTTGCTTATCTTTTCAGCTAAGAGTGTATTTGTGGTTGTTACAAGGTCGGAATACTTAATGCTTTCAATAATCTTTTCGGCTACCTTGTGTACCCTATATTGGTTTTTAAGTACGTGAAAGGTTGATAGTACCCAGTAGTCATCAATGTCAAGTATAATCTTTACCCCCAGGCTATGCAGTTGGTCGGCTATTAGCTTTATGTTGTTGATGTCGTTGTGGTGTTCAAACTCCCTTGAGAAAATTACCGCATCAAACTGCTGCAATATCTCGTTAGGCATACCGTTAATAGTATTACATCTGCCATACTCTATATCGGTTGTTTGGGTTAGGTGCTGATACGGCATCTCTAACCTATAATAGTTACTACCTGACTTGCTTACCTCTACTCCTAATACTTTCATTTCAGTTTGTCTTTAATCCGTTTAATGTGGTTGCCTATTGTGCGGTAAGGTATATTGGTTTCCTCTGATAGCTTGCGGTAACTCCCCGACTTTATATACTCCAGTAACATTCGCTTTTCAAAGTTAGGCAAGTCGTTAATGTTTCCCTCTACCCGGCTAACCTCAACATCTAACTCAAAATTGTACGTTTCGTTTATTACTTCTATGTTGTCAATAGTTTCAAACTGCTTTTTATTCCTATGCCTTAGCTTCCATTCAATCATTATTAACCTAACTATGTACCACCTTAAATAGTTGTTATGGTATATCTCTAACAGCCTATGTTCAGGTATTTCGCATAGCTTGTATATAACGTGGCAGTAAAACTCTTTAGCATCAACCCCCCTACAAATATTGTCGCACGTTGCTTTAACGTCTTTGTCTTTCGCAATATGTTCTAATAACGTTTGGCGTGTCATTATTACAAAGATATGCGTTTACTCACAATAGTTTGCAGTTGTTCTTTGGTTATTATTCCATCATGCGCTAAGTTATGGCAATCCCTGCAAAGAGCAATAAGGTTGCTAACGTTGTCTTGTTCTGCCTTTCTTTTGCTGCCAAACTTTGAACGGGGGATTATGTGGTGTATATCTACCGATGTAGCAGAACATACCTCACAGGCTATCCACATTCCAGGTATATATCCTAATGCTTTATGGTAGTTAATTATATGGGGTTGCATTACCTGTCGTATTTAAAAGTTAAAACTATTCCCACTACAAAACCTACTATTGCCAATCCGCTAAGAACAAAGATTATCAATGCGGAAAGTGTATCGGTAAAGCGTGTTCCTATCAGGGCAAGTATGCTGCCTACTATTGCTAAGGCGAAAACCTTAGCCCAAAGAGATTTTTTTATCCAGTCTTTCATTTGATAGTTCGTTAATTTTAGCATCGGTTGCTGTTAATTTGTCGTTTAAAGATAGAAACATAAATTGGTCGCAGTATGGGTTAGCCATGAGTTCCAATATGCTTTCTCTTACTTTTTTAAACTCCTCTAATGTTTTAGGTGGCTCTACTTTCATTAGTTCCTTTGTTTAAACTGTTGGTAGATTTGGGTTATTGTATAATCTTGTAGTGTTGCTACGTGCCTGTATAGCCCATTATGGACATATACAAAGTTTTCATTCAACAACTCGGCAAACTCAATCGCTTCTTGCTCTGCGTGTTCTTGCTCACCCTCTGTTGTATCAATAGGTTGATAGGAGCTAAATTTGTTTATGCAAACTGTATAAGGAAGGTGCGTTGAAAGGTTTTTTAAATAATCCTCAATAGCTTCTATTCGCTTTAAATCTTCGTTACTTAGTGTCATGGTGTTTGTTTTAAAGGGTTACTTGGTTAGCTTTTCCTTTATCGCTTGCTCTACAAATGCGGTTATAGTTACCCCGGTTGCTTTCTTGCGTTCCTTTATTTGGGTTAACAAGTCCTTTGATACTTTTACGCTTTCTTTCATTTTACAATGTTACTACTTTTTACTACTGCCTGCAAATTTATTTTATTATTTTTTCATAGATTACTTTTAACGTACTCTCCCCATTGAGTTGCCATTGCTTTAGCTATGCCAGGAAAGGTCTTGCTTCTAAGTTTAGAACGTTCCTCTTTTGTCTTGGCTGTTAGTAATGCTTGGTAGTACCACATTGGTTGGCTTTTTATTCTCCCTGTTTTTCTATCAGTCCAGTAGTGGCGTTCCTCTGTTCCAACGTGGGTAATAACACTATCAAATAAATTTACCTCTGAATTGTGGTATAAGGGCGGCAGGTTCTTTAACCATAAGCAAGTTGTTTTCTGAAACCCATCACCAAAAAAATAAGGCTGTATTATTTGACTTGGTTTCTTGTATAGCTTGCTCATTATGCCAACAGGGTTTTCAATAGCTATGTGCTTTATGTTTGCGTTTGCAATAGCCATAAAGAAATCAATTCCCTCTTGCTGCCTACCATCTTTGCGTTTCTCTTCAAAGTGCATTGCCCCGCTTACAGCTAAATGTGTACAGGGTGGAAATGCTATTAACATATCCCAATGCTCACGTTCAATAACCTTAAAAATATCTTCTTGGTAATGCCATTCCGGATGTCCACCGCTACATTCTTGTATATCGCAACTATACGCTTCAACACCAAGTTTACGCAGTTCTATTGTAACTGCCTGGCTTTCTTCGCAACCTACCAATACTTTCATCTTATCTTTTTTATCTCAACTACAATCTTAAAAAGCCTATCCTCTGTTGATTTTTTGGCTTTGTTGCAAATCATTAAGTATCTAACTGTGGCTTCATTTTTTCTCAAGAAGTTTATCCAACCGTTTTCACTGGTATTTATTGACATAGCATAGTCATAGTCTTTTTTAAGCTGCTCGTGCTTTATCGTGGTTAGGTCGGAGGTATTGCCTACTTTTTGTCTTAGCAACTCACCTCTGCCCTTTACAATCGTTCCTACAAATGCGGGTATTTCTTTCTTTAAGTCCATTAGAATGGGTTATCATCAAAGTTAGTATTAGCTTTTAGTGGCTCGGTAAAATCTTTAACTTGCCTGTTCTCTTGATAGTCGGCAAACCTCTGCTTACCCCCGTTAAAAGATAGCCTTATTGAGCCTAACACCCCGTTCCTATGCTTGGCAAATATCAACTCTGCATAGTCTTCGGTATATTCAAAACCGCTTCCATCGTGAGTAATGTTATAGTAACTTGGTCGCCAGGGGAATACCACTACATCAGCATCTTGTTCTATACTTCCGCTATCACGCAGGTCAGATAGTACAGGGCGTTTCTGCCCACCCCTTTTCTCTACATCTCTACTTAGTTGGCTTAGTGCTATTACAGGCACGTGCAACTCCTTTGCCATTAGTTTTAGGTTGCGGGTTATATGGCTTACCCTTGCATTGGCATCGGCATAGCTTCCCATTTCGGGTGCGCTGATTAACTGAATATAATCAATAACAATTAAACCAAGCCCGTATTCGCTTTTAATCTTTGCAGCCTTATTCCATATCCCCAATACGGTAGTTTGTGCGCTGTCATCAATATAAAGGGGCAAATTTTCAATTCTACCGAGTGCTACGTTTATGCTCTGCCTTTCCGCTTCTGTTGTTTTGGCTTTTTGAACTTTGCTAAAATCTATGTTAGCTTCATCAGCTACCAACCTTTGCATAAGTTCTACGCTACTCATCTCTAAACTAAAGAAAGCTGTTGGTTGATTGTTCTTTGCGGCTTCCTTTGCGTTGTTCAATGCCAGTACTGACTTACCCATACTCGGTCGCGCGGCAATTATTATCAGATTTCCTTTCTGCCAACCGTTGGTATGTTGGTCTAATGCGCTTATGTTTACCGATACCCCTAAGTTCTTACCGCTTGCCATTTCCTCAAAGGCTTTAGCTTCCTCACCTATCAGGTCTTTAAAGGTTTTTAAGTTGTCTTTTGCCGATACTAAAGAAACGGATATGCTTTTAACCTTACCCTCTGCCTCATCAATAGCATCAAAGCAGTCTTTGTTGTCATCATAACCAACCTTTGCCATATCGTAACCAACCTCTATAAGTTTTCTTTGCAGGGCTTTTTGCCTTAGGATAGCAGCGTGGCTTTGTATGTTACCCGTTCCGCCTACCCGGTTAGTTAGTTGGGCTATGTAAATTACCCCACCTACAAATTCTAACTTCTTATTTGCCCTTAGCTTGTTGGTTACAGTTACTATATCGTAAGGCTGTTGGCTTTGGTATAGTTCTAAGATAGCGTTGTAAATTTCTATGTGCGGTGCATAGTAGAACGTATTAGCATCAAGAAACTGCTCTGCCTTAGCCATTGTACCCGCTTCTAACATTATGCTGCCTAATACAACCTTTTCAAGTTCTACGTCTTGCGGGGGTACATTGCCCTCAAAGTCGGCAAAACTTATGTATTTAGTGTTTTTCATTAGTCTAAAAATTTAACGGGTACGTGAGTTGAAACTACATCTTTATCAATAACCCACCTACGGGCAGCAGCTTGCCAGTTCCTCATAGGGGTTTTACCTACTAACCAACCTTTGCTTTCGTAGTAGTCAACAAAGCTATTGGCTTCGGCTTGTACTTTTGTTTTGTCGGGGGTTACGTTTTTTTCTAATAAGTGTTTAAAAATGTAATTACCAACCTCGTTCCAAGTAGGTTTTAAAAAAACCTCCCTTACTGTATTATTTATAATACTCTTATTCTTATTCTTTAATGGTAGACTTTTGCTAACGTTTTGCTTAAGCATTGCTTTAGCATTGCTAAGATTTTGATACTTAGCTATACCGCCCTGTTTACCTGCGTTTGCACGTTTTTCGTACTTCTCAATTTGTTCTTTTCGTACAGTTTCCATTTTTTTATTGTACAATTTCCCGTTTTTTTCTTGCGAAAACTTAAGCAAAACTTTATCCAGTGTTTCGGGGGTACATTTGGCTATAAAAAGCAACTCATCTTTATCGGTTGGTATGCCATCATTTTGCCATTGATGGTTTAAAAGTAGGATATAAGCCCCTACCCTATCAGCAGCCCACCCGGCTGTACTACGATTAAATAAATCGTGGTAAAACGGATACCATTGTTTGTCAAACTGTTTAGCCATTTATACAAAAGTTAAATCCCCTGCGGTATAGCTTATCGGTTGCAACGTGGCGACTACTCCACTCCGCTAATGCTATCCACAAGGGAATATTATTGTATGTAAATTGCTGTTTCATGTAGTCGTAAAGAATGTGTTGCGGGTGCAATATAGTAAAAATTTTAATACAAACTATTTTCTATCACGGATTATTTTTTTAAATTCTGCTAATTTACCAGTTGATATAAATTCTTTTAACGTTAGTGATTTTTCTTTATAATTTTTAACGCCATATATATCATACATAATAGCTAAGTAAGAACTATAATATTGTCTCTTTGTTATTCTTGGCTGAAATGTATCTTCATAGTAATTGTTAAATATATTTTGTAATCCTTCAAAATATTCTTTTTTAACTTCATCGTTAAATATTGGAACTCCTTTTATTTTTCTATCAAATGAATTTAACAGCTTATCTAAAACAACAGGAGTTCCTTTATTAGATTTCTTATACCTATTTATATTTTTACGTTTAAGAAAATCTTTACGATAGTGCTGAACACCATAATTTTTTAATGTATAATTATAAGCCAACATTTTCTAAGTGTGTTTGAGCATCTTTAATATTAGCCATAAACTTACCGGCATCTAATTGAGTTGTTAGCACGTTGTTTGCTTGCTTTGCTAATGATGCCATTGCCTTAGCTTGTTCTACATTAATTTGTTTCTTGTCTAATTTCTCCATATTAGACTTAACAGTTTGATAAATAAATTCAAATTTCTCTTTCATAGTTTTCAATTTTAAAGTTAATAAACTCGTTACCCTTTTTAGTGTGTGTTTTAGTGGCTACTATTTTAAATATCTCCTTGTCGTTAAACCCGTACTTCTTTTGCAGTATATCCTCAAAGAGTTTAATCGGGTTGCTAAGGTCAGCTAATGGGCTGCTAAAACCAAATTCAAGTGTGAGAATGAAAGGCGGCTCTGGTAACTTCAACTTTGGCAACATCAACATTACCGCCCGTTCATAACTCACATAATCTTTAGTTTTAAACCGTTTTCCTTGCCAAGCCTGGTTAACGCTTAGTGGCTTAATTTGTAGTGAGTACATCAATTAGTTTTTCGGTTAACTCTAACTTTAACTCTACTGCCTTATTAATAGCTTCTTGGCACTCTATTATATCCTCTTCTATTCGTGGCACGTCAATAGTCCGTAAGCCCTTTTTAGGGTGGTAAACTAAAACCTTAGCAGCACTACAATCCAATACAAGCATATTCATAACGCATTGCCAGTAAACATCGGGGCGGTCTTTCTTTAGGTTATCGCTAACAACCAACTCTACATACTTGTTAGGGTTAAATGGACATTTAACTTCAAGGTATATCTTTTGAAAGTCTATCAGTTCTACCCCATCAGGGCTAACGCCTGCATTATCCCCAAGCGGTACAAATACTTTAGAGCCATAGATAACTTGCCCTACGTCGGGTAGATTAGAATACTCTTGCATAGCTGTAAACTCGTTAACGCTACCCGCTATCATTGCCGGGCTTTGATAGTTATCATCATCATAGATACCTATGCTCTCCCCCGCTAAGGTCTTGATATAGGTCTTAGCGGTTTCGTTGTTAAAGCCTTTCATTAGCTTATGTACCAGGCTTGCAGTTACTTTACCTCTTCGCTGCTCTGCCCATACATCATAACTAATATCGGCTTGGTTGAAATAATCAATTAAAGCTGATGTTTCCATTATACTGATAGTAGTTCTTGTTCGTTCTCTTTAGATACCCGGTAGTAGTCTTTAATCTTAGCAATGGTAGTTGTACCCTCTTGCAGCTTTAATACAGCCCCGTTCCATTCTTTAGATAGTATGCCTTTGTTTTTATCAGCAAACTTGTTCAACCAGGGCTTCTCATTTACCTGTACTTTAGGTGCTACACTTGCTGCGTTACCATCATCATCTTTATCTATGTTTAGGTTAAGCAAGGCGGCTAATGAATACCTACGCTGGTAAGTAATAGCACTACCCATAGATTGCGGGTCGTTCTTAACTGGCTTCATAGTGCTGTTAGCCATAATATACTCACCGCTTTCAGCGTGGGCTAACATAGTTATTAAACCATCGCCACAAGGCAACTGCGTAACCACTAAGCCACTTTCTTGTAGCGGGTCGGCTATTGCATCTTGTATAGCGGGTAAGTCTGCGTAAAGCGAATGAAAGAACGGGTTGGTGTTTTCTTTTTTAATCTTACCAATTTTGATACTGAAAAGCATAAGGGCTTTGGTAAGGTTAGCGATGCTGTCTGATTTTTCAAATGTTTCCATGGTTATTGTACTTCTAAGTTAATTTTTATGTGGTTTTTAAAATACTTCACAAAGTCGGTATTAGTTTCCTCGCACTTAAAGCCCAACTCTAATAACCTTTCCTCAAGGTCGGTGGCTAATATACCTTGTAAACGTATTGTGTACTCGGTAGCTTCTGCGTGGTAAAAGTGGTCGTGGTAGCCCTCTAAATCGCTGTATAGCTTGTTTAGGGTTTCCAGGTTGGTTGTTAGTCTTACGTTCATTGGTTAGTTGTTTATTTGTTCTACTAAATCATCGGCAATAATATCAAAGTCAAATCCGCTTTGTGTTAGTGCTTGGGTTATATCTTTGCCCCCCAGTAACACACGGTTTATTTCTATGTCTGAACGGTCTGCGGGGATTTCGTTGGAAACAAACTCTACCGAGATTTCAAGTTCTATTGTTACGGTCTTAATCATGGTTTAAAAATTTTAGATAAAGGTTGTTGTACTCATCGTTTTTTGCAGCATTGGTATCTAACAGGTTTTGCGTAACCTTAATATTATGTAGTACCGTTGCATGGTCTTTTCCGCCTATCATTTCACCTATGTACCTTAGTGGTGGCTTAACTGTTTTAGCCCTATCTAAGTGTAAGTTGTAGTAGTAGCAAACCCATTGCCTGGCTTCAACCAATGGTCTAAACCTGCGGTGCGAAAGAAAGTCGGATAGTTGTATTTCTTTTTCGTTACAGATAAATGTTATAAAGCTGCTTAACTCGCTGCGGTCATAACTTTCCCCGTGAATGGCTTTTATCCTTAGCCCCGTTCTGCTACTATTGTGCAACAAGGGGTAAATATATGCTTGGCTTGTCATTATTTAAGTGTTATAGTGTTAGCTACCCGTTCTACGTTCTCGGCTGATAACGATACATCTTCTAAGGCTATCAACCCGCAGCTTTCTACAACCGGTATGCTTACTGTTGTGCATTGCAGGTCTGCGGCAAGTATTGCGGCATTAGTTCTAAATTCTAACATTTGCGCCTTTAGTGCTGTTTCCTTGTGGTCTGCAAGGTGAGTAAGAAAAGCAAACTCATCGTGCATTAAACGGTTACCCGCTTTTAAGATACATTCACGGGCTGTGAACAACTGCCCCTCGTTTACGCAGCTACCTATAATAGCCGCCAATTTGTATTCAAGTTCCATATTTAAGAGTTTAATAGTTCGGTTAATAATTGTGTGTCCTGTAAAATGCCGTTGCGTTTTAACATCTTAACACCCGCTTCGGCTATGCTTTCGTTGTATTGCACATCGGGCGCATTAAAGGTGTTAAAGATACTTTGCCTGTTGTAACCTGTATCTTCTGATAGGTTACCGAGTAGGTTAGCACCCTTGAGTGCCTTATACACTACCCGCAATTGTTTGTTTGTGTATTTCATTGTTTTAGTTATTATACGGTTAAAAATATACAAGTGTAATCAATGTCGGCTTCATAAGTTGCAGTAATAGATTTAACCTCGTTTTTAAAGAAGTTAACTATTTTTTGCATTGCTGTTTTGTTTTCTCCCTCGTAGCTGAATGTAAATTCACGTTTGCCACGTATAGTAATATCAACGTTAATACCAGATATTAGTTGAAGTTGTTGTTTTAGTATTTGTGTTTTAGAAGTTGACATTGTGTGTGTGTTTGCTTGTTTGTTATACAAATGTAAAAACTATTTTAATACGTTTTACGCAAACGTAAAAATATTATGCAGTAAAGTTTGTAACTGTTTGATAATCAAATAGAATAAATTTTGTTAGCAAATAAAAAAGCCCGCTATTAACGGGCTAATTTAGAGATATGATATGAGTGATAGTGCTAATTTGCCATTAAGAATATACCGCCAATAGTTCCAACAACTAAGCCACTAAGTAACCAAGCTAACCGCTTTGGCTTAGGCTGCTTTACTACTACGTTCTGCATACCTATTGCCCTTACATTAGGGTTTGAAAAAGAAACATTAACAACCGGCTCGGACTTTAAACCTAAAAAACCTTTTTTCTTATTAGCTATTACGGTAGCTACTTCGCCCAGGTAAGTAGTATGCGGATAGATAACCACCCCGTTGGTATCAATTACCCCGCTAATCGTATCAAATTGGCTCGCCTTGGTAAACATCGTGCCGAAAGGAACGCAATCCCCGATAATGGTATCGGTATAGTTGGCTACTACCGTATCAGTAAGGTAAACCATTTCCACCTTTGTAACGGTCTTAATGTTTCGGTAGCGTTTAGCTTCTTCTCCCAGTAGCTTGATGGCAATATCTTTGTCTGCTATCAGTTGTTTTTGGGTGTACTCCCGTGTGCTATCGTCCTTAATACGTTCCACAAACCTACGCTTAGTATCTAATAACTCACTTTGTAAGTCGCTTATTTCGCTGTTTGCCGCACGTTCTTTTATGTAACCATAGCAAGTGCCTAAACCTAATATAAGTAATAGCAAAAGGGCTATAATTAATAAGCGTTGTAATAATCTTGTATTTTTCATATTCTTAACTATCTGTGCTTTTTAATATTTCGTGTGCAAAGGCTATTAAATCGGCTTTAGCATTTGGCTCTGTATTGTATAAAGCCATTAAGGTATCGTACAATGCCCCGTTATCATAGCAACCCCCGTAAACAAAGTTATCCCCCTGCCATATAGCATAGAAATACTCATCATCTGTTTCCGATAAAAATACGCTATCTATTAACGATGTGTTCATACTAAAAAGGTTGCCTGTGGGTAGTGGTTAACCCGTGTTCTTTATCAAAGATATAACAATATGCGGTTTTTGGTACACCAATATACCCCGCCTGGTAATGCCAGTTATCAGACGTTGCAACAGCCCTTAACCAATGCACCTCTACCGATGGCATATCTAACGATTTTTTGAACATAAAGGTTTTTTCATGGTGCTTATCCCCTAAAAACCAAAAGCAGTTCCTAACATTACCCCAATCTTTTCTCCTTTCGGTTGCCATTAGTAGAGGTAAAGCTGTGGTTTTTTCTTTATCCCCGTGAGCAAACCCAAATAAATTAGCCCCGTACATATTGTATTTCCGTTGCACCCCCTGTAAATCTATTGTTACATTCTCATTGCCGGCATAGATTAACTCAATGCACTTGGATAGGTAAAATAGCTTAGTGCTATCGTGGTTTGAATAGACTGTAATTAAGTCAACAGGCTTACCCGCTTGTAACATATAATCAACACACCAACGTATCAACTCCACCCCTTTGCTAAAGCTATCTTTCCAATCAAAAAGGCTGTCTTGTGGCGTACCTCTTACGGTTGTGTTTTTCTCATCGTTGGCATTGTAAAAGTCGTTTCCAATAGGAAAGATAATTTTTTCAGCTAACAGGCATTTATCAAAAAGAGCCACAAAGGCTCTCTTAAAATGTTCTATGTTGCGTTCAATTGAACTATCGGTATGTGTGTTATCAACTATACAAACTTTGTCAATATGTGCATCAAAAAGATTGATTAGCCCTATGCTATTACTTAGTGTTTTTTTACCTAAATTGGGGGCGCAAAATTGGTAGCCCTTTAAACTTTCGGCAAGGTTGCCTATGAAATTCTCCTCATGCCCGACCTTAAAGAATAACGAATGCTTATGCCCGTTGTTGTCTGCCTTAGTTGTTTTTAGCCAACCGTGTGAAACCTCACCATAGTTAATACCCTCTTTGTCTATAATTGGTATGTAGCCCTTTTCATTGGCTTCGGCTAATCTAATTTCCTTTCTATGTACCCTAACCTTATTTCTCGCACTATCAAACGTAACGCTATATTTTATAGATAGCCGCCTGTAATACTCAAAAGGCTTTTCGCCCTCGTTTTGTGGCGTTTCGGCTAATCGCAAATGCCAAACTTTTACATTAGGCTGCTTCATTCGTTTCGGTCTATAAGGTTAGAATAGATACCCCCTAATACAATCAATATCAGGAGTGCAATTATCATTTTATACGGGCTTCAATGCTTTTCTCCATAGCAGCTAACCAACTTGGTGTTTTGCTACCGTATAACCAAACCGCAGGGTTAGGCTTCATTAAATCAATATCAACGTGAATAAACGACCAACCCAAACCGATACGCTTAAACCCTGCTTTTATTAGGGCTTCAATAAGTTTCTTTGCGTGGGCTTCGGAATGGAACTCAATATCTACCGCACTCCCCGATGTATGCGCTGAATTAGCCACTCCCCCTACTGCTGCGTTAAGTCGTTTACACCTATAACCACTACTAAAAACCATAGGCTCACCAAAGTAATCACGGGCTACTTGTAATTGTTGGGCTAAGTTATCTATGTTATCTAAAACAAACTGCGGAGGTGCAAACTGCTCACCTATTCCCATTCTGGTAGCTGTGTGGCTTTTAAGAAATTCCTGTAAGCTAAAGTTCTTTGTTAGTTGCATCTTGTTTTATATTTTGAAATGTGGTTAAACCTAACATTGCAGCAACAAGCCCGGCAAGCACCCCAACAAGTCCAACAACCTCCACAGCTAAACCGTTGCGTATTCCGTAGTGGGTGCAATCCATAATACCAAGAAACGCAAAAACAGCCAACACCCGCCTTAGCGAATATTGCCCATCTTTAGACTTTAGCATTTGTTTAATTGCCCTCACTATCCTTAAATATTATTGTGCTTTCGTTCTGAATGATTGAAAAATCAATTCCACGTTTATATAGATAGTCTTTAAGCTGTTTGTTTTCCCTGTGTACCGTAACTAAGTCGGCACGTAACTCATCAATCTCTTTGCTCAACTCATCAACACGTAGGCTTAGCTTTTCGGCTGTTTCCCGCCATATCTTAATGGCTTGCTCTACATTCTCAAGTTCACTACCCTTAGCTTCTGCATTGGTTTTTTTACGGGTTACAAAGTAACCTATAACGCCACCACCGCCAACGCTTCCAAGTATCTTAACAACCTCTGTAATCCACTCCATTACTTTTTAGGTGTAAGGGTTGTTGGCTCTAATGGCTCGTTTGCCTTGCTGATAGCTTGCAATAATATAGTAAGTTCATTATAGCATTGATTTGCGGGTAACGTACCCAACACATTAGCTATTGCCGTTGCCTGTTCTTTAGTTAACTCTACCATTTTTTTTGTATTTGTTCCAATTAATTCCACCAAATATACGTATTACATAGTAAAACAACCACTTGGTAACAAAATTTGTATTTGTTCTCCCCATATCAACCAGAAATTGCCTATCTGCCAACTTACGTGAGTATAGGTTATTCTCGTATAAATAGTCATGCACTACTGCCGGGTAAGTATAAGTACCGTAAGGCGGGTAAATCCACCATAACAATCTTGGTACACTTGCCCCGTTGCTTACCGTTCCACGATGTATAAAAACATCACGCCCGTTAATAAGGGTATGGTCTAAGTTCTCCAACGTCTTAAATCTAAGGCGTGATGACTTTGGCATTAACTCAACTTTCGGGTTATCAACTATCGTAGCGACCATAGGCTTCATATTCAAGGGCAATGTTAGCAGCTAATTCCAATATTTTAACAGGTTGTGTTAACATCATCATAAACAATTGATACTCCTGTATGCAAAGCGGGTTGTTATCGTCTTGTGGCATCATTGCCCCAGTTTGAGCGTTCCTGTAAATAGAACTATCGGGCGTTGCCCTCAATACATACTTAGGGTTGTTTAGTGATGTATTAACTATTCTTGCCCCGTTCTCCAAATAGAAAACAGTTAACTCTAAAGCTATTTCGTTTGAGTTGATAGTAATACAGTCAAGTTCCGCTTCACGGTTAAACCCTAAAACGGGGTGCTGGGTGTTCATTGGTATGGTTGATAGTGCCATTATATAATACGATAAGTAAATGTAAATGTAAATACATCGGCAGAGCCGTGTGTTTCGTAGTATTCAAAAGTTGCCCTGTCATTAGTGGCATCAGCATAAATACTTGCCCCGTGTTGGTCTGCTGCTGTGTTGTTTATTGTATGGGCTAAACCACCGCAATTCTCATCTGCTGCAAAGTTACTCGCTATTGGTAGGCTTATTCCTAAAACAGTTTGAGAATTATTGCTTGTTGCTGTTATTGATATTTTACCGCTTACCGTTACAACATTACCCACCCTCATATATTGGCACGTAAACGCTGTTGTGCTTGATACGTTTGTTACGCCTGTTAAGGTTGGGGTATATGTTCCGCTTGCTAAGGTTAGCCCATCGGTTAGCCTACCGTTGGTTGTCGCTACGGGTGTTACCCCGCTTGTTAACGCAGCATCGTTCAAAGTAACCTCTTTACGTGCCGCCCCTGTTGTTATTGTTAGGTAGGCTTTATCGGTTAAGAACTCCACCGCCCCCGCTTCTGCTGCCGTTAATAGGTTTCCGCTTGTGAATTTTAAAGGGGCTGTGCTTGCTGCTGTTGTTCCTGCTGCTAAGTGCATTACTGCCGTTGGGGTTGTATTTCCACCTACATACATTCTACCCGCAGTTGATAGCACAGCATAAACGCTATTATTCGCCGCTAATAGTAAGTCATGGTTAGACCTCATGCCCACCTGAATGCCTGCGTAGAAAATATGACTACCCTCTGCCCTTGTGTGAAAGGCTGCATTACCCGCAGAAATATCGTTTACATATATAGCCGCACTATCAGCAAAGGTGCTTGTTGGTGCTGTTCCGCTTGATATCCGCATTACAGCAGTACCGTTGGCGGTGTATTGGTGAGAACGTGCTGTTGCATACCAATAGCTATTACCATTCGGCTCAAAAGAATATACGTACGAACTATTGCCCGTTCCGTTGTTTAAGCTAATACCGCCACCGCTATTGCTTGGTGTTACAACTATACCCCACGTTTCATTGTAAGCCCCTGTACCGGGAAACTTCCTATCAAAGAATACGATATCCGAATACGTCGCACTTAAACCGCTACCTATTGCAATGACATCGTTTTTAATAACTATTGTTGGTGCTGTTATGGTTGGGTTAGATATATCAGAACTAATATCCTGTGTAGTTAGATATACCCAGTTCCTGCCAAAGTTGGTACGAT